CCGGTTTCTAAACCTTTATTTAAGGCATCAAGGGGTCTTAAATTGCCTGTAAAAGAAAATTTTGTGACTAATTCTGCTACTTCCATTTTATTCCTTTTTGCTATCTTCTATTGCTAATAGCTCTATATCGCTTACTATACTTTCATATTCTAAAATATTTAGAATATCATCAGTGTCTAATTCTCTCACTTCTTTTAAACTCCCATACCCTTTTTTTACGAGGGAGAAATAGAGAATATCTAAATCGCTTAAATTTGTATAATCTACATATTTCTCCCAATAATCCTCTCTCCTAACTAACCTTTTTAATTTGTAAGGAGTTTTTTTTTGTAAAAAGGGTAAGTTATCACTTTCATGCTCAAATTAACAAAATCAATATAATCCTCTTCAAACTCTTCCCAATGCTTAGGTCTTTTACTTATTTGCACTCCCTCATACAAAACTCTATCCTCTATCTTTTGCATAATTTTTTTAAAAGCATCATCTAACATAAAGCCATAATTACCAACTAAAAGAGCTGGTTCTATTTGAGAAAAAATAGCTAAAACCTCAACTCTAAATTGATGAGTCATTTTGCTAAGCTCGTATCTTCTCCCATTAACGATAAAATACCCCTCTTTATGCCATTCTTCTAACTGCTTGATTAGCTCTTCTCTTTTTTCTTTTAACTCTTCTTCGATTTTTTTTACTTCATCCATTTTTCACTCCTAAACTAATCTTTTAACAAAACACTCTATCGTGTATTCTACCTGAAAATTTCCATCTTGATTATTTTTCACATAAGTAGGCTTATCAGTGAAACTTCCAGCTTCTATTTCAAAGCTTTCTACTAATTCTTCACCATCTTTTATATAAATCTCTTTCAAGCTCCCTTCTATAACAGCCGGTTTGTCTTGATTAAGTAAGTTATTCAGAAAAACATCACTATCGCTATTTCTTAGGACTCTAAATTTAAGAGTATAAACATCTCTATCAGCTCTTAGCTGGATATTAACGCTTCTATTGCTCCCATATGTTCTGCTTGTAAGAGGATTTACAGGAGAAAGTTCTATAATGTCTCCATTTACAAAATCGCTTATAACTTGTCCGTTCAAAACTAATGTAGTGCTATCAGCTTTAAATGTAATCACGCTCATTTCTTACTCCTTTTATAAGTTATATTGAATAATACAATCCACATGATGAATTGCACCAGCATTTTTAAATGCAACTTGAATAACCGGGCTTTTTCTTGCTTCTCTATCGTCCTGACTTTGCTCACTTAGAGGTTGAGCTAATACATAATACCCGTTAGTCTCGATATTTCTCATAAAAACTTCTACATTACCAAATGTATCAGGGCTTGTCCATTTACCAGGCGCAATAACTTTTGCTTTTCTAAACATTTTTAAAGTTTTCTCAACTGTATTAACAATCTTTTGAACGTCTGAATCTATTTGAGCAAGTTTTGTCCCTGTAATGCTTAGCAAGTTAAATAAATCAATTTGAATAAATCTTTTAATAGCAATAAAGTTATAAACATTATCCACAAAATTATTAGCTCCACTAACAAGTAGTTTAGGTAAATCCCCAAATGTAGTGTATAAGTCTAATCCCACTTTCATCGCTTTATTTATTTCATCTTGCGTATAATCCTCAGGCAACACTCCTGTTAGTTCTTTTAAATTCATTGTAATAGCACTGTTTTCAGCATTAAAATTAACAGTATGCATTCTTGACATATAAGCAACTGCTACTCTTCTGTCACCATCTTTTCTATAAATCATTCTATAATTTTCGCCACCTTCTAACACCACATTCCACGCTATATTATCTATGCTTTTTTCTAAATTAAGTGGAGAATTCAAAACATCATAAAGAATAACGTCATTGCTTTTTGCCCAAGTCGCTAAACCTAAAATTTCACTATCAAGTGGCTTATCAATAAAAACAGCCCCTCTGATTGCTTCTTCTTTAACTATTTCATTTAGTGCATCTTCTTTTGTTTCAGCCGCTAAAACTTTTTCATCTTCCCCTGCTACTGTTACTGCACCTGTTCCATCGCTAAGACCTAACAAATTACCTACAAAGCTGCCTTCACCAGCGTCCCTAAAAAAGCTTACAGCACTACTACTACCCGTAGTGTCACTTGCAATAATTAATCTGCTATTTTCTACTGTAACTGTTACTGCTATATCTGTATCTCCATCATCTGCCTTACCATCTATTGAACTATCTATAATACTTGCTACATCATTTAAATCATCAATAGTTCTAAAATCAAGCCCTGTAACTGTTTTTTTATTACCATCAATATCAACTATAAAACTACCATCACTTATTTTTTGTAATTCCTTAACTACTGCACTTTCATCTATTTGAGCACCAATTAATTTACCACTTTGAGCCGGAACTGTTTCATCTACTGCCCTCCAATAACCAGCTACTAAATAACCACCACTATTTGTAGGATTTTTAGTTTGAGCAAACAAGATTTTTGCAAATTCATACATTTTACTATTAGTCCCAAAATCATTAGCAACACTCCCTAAATCAGTATATACTTTTGTTCTATTTAAACTACTTAAAGCTCCTAATTCACTTGTAATAATTGCAACAATGTTCATATTAGTCCTACTAAGCACCTTACCGCTTGGTATAATAGAGACATTCACAATATTTCTTAAATCAGCCATACTTAACTCCTTATTCGTTATTTAAAATTTCATCTAAAACAATTTCATCAATTCTAAGAGTTTCAATACTTGTTTTTTCAACAAACTGCACTTTTAACTCTACCTCATATCTTTCAAAATACCTATCACCTACAATTTGCTTTAAATTGTTAATAGAGCCTGTTTTGTATAATGTAATTTCATACTTTTTTTGTAAATCTCTTGCAAGTTGGCTATTTTGCAGGTTTAGGAATTTAAAAGCATTACTATAAGCATTAGCTCCATAAAACTCCAATGTTACTTTCATTTCTAAAAATGTAACAAAACTTTCTATCTCATTTTCTTTATCATATTCTCTATTAGTGCTTATAGGTAAAGCAGGGGTTAAACTATCTACAACAATAAAATCATTCTCAAAAGTTTCAATAGTTGCATTTTCTCTACCTATAAGCACTTGCTCAGGACCTATACTTAAAAGTTCAGTTATATAATCAGCTACCTTAGTTAAAATCATTTAACTTCTTCTCCTATTGCTTTATAAAATCCATAGTCACTAAAATCCTCTAACTCCACTATTTTATATTTCTTCCCTTTATCTAATACATAATCTCCAATCTTTATAGGTATAGTAGTATTTATTTGTATGTAACTTAAAGAGTAATTCACATTGTCTAATGTTAAGCTCTCTTTGTTTGCAGGTTGGACTACGGCTTCTATCTCTACTTCACTTATATTTTCTACCGGCTTATGCTCTATAATTTCTTGGGTAACTCTTTGCAAAACAACCTTTTTAGTGAAGCTTTTTAAAACACCACCAACATTAGGTAACATTATCTACCCTTAACCACCCAAAAAGTTATAGACTGCACCAATCTCCCTGTATCTATAAGCACCTTACTACTCCCTTTTTCTTGTATAGTTTTTTTACTTAAAGCTTTCCAATTTCCATAACCTTGTGTTTTAAAAGCAGTTTTAGAAATGTTTTGAGCCACTAATCCCACCTTATTTAAATTAACTATTAAATCTCCCCCCTCTAAGATATTTTTGTATCCTTTTTTCAAAGCTTCTTTTATCTCATCTTTTTTAACTTCAAAAGGCATTCTTAAAAAACTCCTTCTTGGGACTCCTAAGCCATACTCGTGATAAGCTCCTACCTGAGCGATTGTCTGTCCTGTTTTAGGGTAAAATCCTACATCAGCCGGAACCCCAACTTTAACAGCAGTTTTTTTTGCTAATTTCAATTGTTTTCTAATATGCTTTAATCTACTTAAATCATTTTTTTTCATACAAAATACCCACCGCCATTAATAATTGAGGTTAAGAGTTTGAACGTTTGACCATAAATAGTAGAGCTAAAAAACGCATCACTATTATCCCCAACATTAACCGCATAACTAACATTTACCCCTCCTACACTTTTACTACTTACAGGTGCTACATTTTCACCGGTAGAATTATTATTAGAAACAGTTATAAGATGGGCTAAGAGATTTAAGATTATTTCATTGTCTTTTTCATTAACTCCATACTCAGCATTGTAATAAGCCTTGTAGGAGTTCTCAAAAACAGGCAACCATTTATCTACAATATCTTCACTTATTTCAGGAAACCTTACTAAAAAATCTTCTCTTAGCCCCATTTTTCAACCTTTTAAACTTTTTTAATTAGACCAGCTTTAATAAGCACTTGCACTCTTTTATCTTTTGCCTCTTCTTCACTTAATTCAAAATCTTCTTTAAAGTTTTTACCAAATAAAATTAAATTACCTTTAAAAAGCTTTTTGAATTTTATTTTTGCAACCTTTTCAGTTTTTTTTTCTTTCTTATTCCCATCAGAAAGTTCTTTTTCATTAACAGCATTAAGGATAAGTTCAATTAACTCATCCTCTTTTTTATTGCTATACCCTGTTAGACCTAAACTTTTCGCAAGTTCTTTAAGCTCTTTTACACTTTTTTGTTTTAACTCTTCCCTATTCATCTTACAGTCCTATTAGTTTTCTTGCACTTGCTTCTTCTAAAACATCTAAACCAGCAATTCTAAACTTACTATCGATTCTAAATTTAAAGCTTGTTACTTTAACAATCTCACCAATAGTAAGTCTAACAGGGATTCTCATAACCATTGCTTCTCTGTTTGTAGAATAAGCAACTGTTACACTTGTTCCATTCACATTTTCACATCTAAAAGAAGCTATAAACTTCACATCAGGGTAATTGTCTTGTAGAGCTTTTAATACACTCTTACTACCACCTGCACTATTTAGAATAGTTCCTTGTAATTTATTCATTACCTTAATAGGCATCATGACAACATTACAACTATATTCAGGGATATTATTTACTTCTTGTCTTTGTCCTATAATCAGGTTGCTAATTTCATTATACATTCCCTCAGCGTCTAAATTATCAATCGTGTCGCTTGCAGGGACTACATCAAACCCACTATAATTTAGCAACCCAAGTTGATTGTTATGACCTAATAGACCTATTTCATCAACTTTTTGTAAATATTTTTTATTATGAGTCTTTAAGTAGTTTTCAACTAAATTAATATTTTGCATTTCAGCTTCTTTAATTTCATCATCAGTCCATTCACTAAATGCTTCTTTTTCATAAACTTCTAAGTAATTATTTTCAGCTCTTAAAGAGATTTTACCTGTATTTGTAGAAGCATCTCTTGTATCTGCAAAATCTCCCTCACCTATAACCCTTAAAGATTGAATCATTCTTGCATAACCGCCTGTATTATCCACTTGGATACCACTATTAACAAAAGCTAATGCAGGATATTTTAATTCAAAGATTTTTGGATCAACTGCAGTAAGATTTCTCGCTAAAACTACACCACCAGCACTATCTTTAAAAGAAGGCTTTTTAGCACTATCTTTAAATTTTTTAAACGCTTGTAAATCATATAAATCACCAATTCTCGCCATTTTTTCTCCTTTTATTTAATTCTTATAATCCATACATTTTCATCAACTTTTTCCCAGAAATAACCATCAACTGCAACATTCGGAACATCATTATCCCCGCTATCTTTATCAGTAGCGTGAGTAGTAGCTTTACCCCATTCACTCGTAGCTACATCAGTATTGTTATATACATAAACTTTGTCAAATTTATTAGGAGTAATTCCTGCAACAACTTCAACTGTCATTAGTCCAGCTTCCATAACCATTGCTTTTAGGTTGTTTTCTCCTAACACTTCACCATTTTCAACAGGTCCTGTTAAATCTCTTCTAACTACACCGGCAATAATAGGGTTACTTGTTCCATCTATATTTTCTACTTTATCTTCTGCACTATTGTATTTACAAAATCTTCCAATATAAAGCCCATCTTGGAAATTTTTATATTCAGCAACTAAACAATCTTTTACTTCTTCTCCACCTGAGATAGGAAACGTTGTTAAACCTGCTCTTGTAGAAAACGCCATCTTATAACTCCTTATCTGCTAATTTTAAAATTTCATCGTCATCATCTTTGAATTTTTCACCGAAATTGGAATAATCAGTAAAGCTCTCTAGCATCTTAAAAGCAACTGGAACCTCCTCATCTTTAAACTCTTTACCTGTTTTAGCTTTAAGCACCTCTTTCATAATCTCTAAATTACTCTTATCAGCAAAAACAGCCCCTACATCTCCTAAAACCCTTTGAGCTTTTAAAATAATTTCTGCTCTTTCATTTCCATATTGCATAACAGCGTCTTTAAATTCTTTTGTATCTTTAAAATTCGGCTTATTATCTTTAAAGCTTGGGTCTTTTTCTCTTGCTTTATTAATTGCATCTTCTAAAATCGGAATAAGTTTCTTAACTTCATCTAAATCTAACTTAGCAATTACTTCAGGTAACTTAGCTACAACCTCATTTACTTTTTCTAAATTAATTCCACCCTTTTCTTCACCTTCACCATTTTGTTTAGATTCTTGATTTTGTGATTCTTGATTGTTTTGTTCTTGGTTTGCTTGTGGATTTTGTGGTTCTTGATTTTGTGACATTTTTCCTCCTTCATCTTTAAATTTACAACTATCTCCACACCTTGCATTTTCAACAATCGCTAAATGGTGTGGAATAATATTAACTTGCTCAAAATCATAATTTGGGTCTTCACTTTCAACTAAGTCAGCATAATAACCAAGGCTTAGTTGATTTTTCCCCTCTAATAATAGCATATTTTTTAAAAAAACTTCATTTTCAACACTTATTGTCGTTAAAGTATCATTATTTTCTAACGGTTTTATCTCACTTGTAATAACTACACCTAAAAATTTATCAAGTGGTATTTTGTCCTCTAATTCTATATGGTCATCAGTTAAAGGTATTCCAATCATTTTTGCACTTGCCTCTTTAATAGTCTCAGGAGACCTGTAAATTTTAAACACTTTATCAAAAGGCTCTTTTCCAATTTCTGCACCTAAATACTCTTGTATTCCATCTCTAACACTAACAACCTTTTTTAATTCCCCTTTAACTTCACCTAAAAAGTCCTTAAAATAAATACTCATTCTTGCTCCTTGTTATCAAAATCAACTACATAAGTATTCCAGCACCTGCAATTAATCTCCTGCCCTGCTATTAACCATTTTCCATCACAACTGCTATACAACCCTTTTGTTATATCGTATTCCTTTCCATCTCTTTCAAGGTGGCATTTTCTTGTCCTTTCATCTCCTACTGCATTCCATACAGCTTTTTTTATTCCTAAGTTCAAAGCTCTTCTATCGTTTAATTGCTGGTTAAAGGTTTTCAATTCATTCCTTGCAACTAACTCGCTTTTGTATAAATTTTTCTTTTTCAAGTTTGTAACTTCTTCATATAGAGTATCTAAACTTTTACCAGCACTAAGCAACCTTAAAAAGTTTTGAGTTAAATTTCCTACCGCCTCTTTTTTTAACTTTTCAATAAAAAGCGTTGTTTCAAGTGTTTTAGCATTAACAAATGTATTAAGTCCGTCTGTTTTTAGAATTTGCCTTACATCTACCCCGATTTCCTTTTCTATTGCCTCGTAAAATCTTTTATTGTTTATCCTGTAAAGCCTCTTATATAATTTTTTCACATATTTTTTTATCCTATCCTGTGAAAATTGTTTTTCTATGCTTCTTTCTAATTCTTTTGCTAACTTATTAAAAACAACTGCATAATTACCAGTTAAGCTATCTTTTAACTCAAATTTCTCTCTCATTTTCTTTTTTTTAAGTTCTTTTAAAATTTTGTTATCAAATCGTTTGTGAATTGTTCTAACTAAATAATTAGTAAAGTTATGCAACTCTTTCTCTAAAGCTCTTGGAGTTCTTAAAGGTTTTATTACTATTTTCTTTTTTCTCTTCTTTTTGGGTTTCGCAATCTCTTTTAAATCAATTTTCGCCATTTTTTATTCCTCGTCAGGTTCTGGAAATTCATTTTCAAACTCATCTTTTAGAATAACTTTTACTCCTCTTTCTTCTAAATACTTCTCAACATCAAACCCTAACTCATCTAATTTTAAAGCATTATCAATTACCTTGCTTTCATATTCAGCTTTTTCAGTTGGGGTAAT